GGAGTAAATAAAATCTTTCAAATTGATTTTCAGCAGTTCTAAATAGATTCCTATAAAAATTATAAGATACAATGGTTTCTGGAACCATGTACCCTATTGTTATTACATCTTGCTCTGGATTAAGGCTTATTCTTGATACCCCCCCATCCACGGTATATTCACTATCCTGACCAGTCCTATAATTTCTATAGTCTGGGTTTCTACTTAAAACTTCACCATTTATAGTGTAGTTTGCTTCTATGAAATCTGTAAGAGGATTAAACTTAGTGAAAATAGAGTACTCCCCAGCAAGAACAAGGTCTTGACTATTATAGTCACTGCCATCGGTGTCATCTAATCTAACCGTAGTATACTTAATTTCCATTTAACTGATTTTCTAAATCAAATATTCTATTATTTGCCTCTAACAACTGTATTCTTAAATCTCCTATTTCATCTAATAGAGGTTGTAGATTTGTTATATCTTGACCTAATTGAAAAATTTCAGAGCTTCTTCTAATCAAATATTCATGAGAATTAGTTTCCCCTTCGGCAGGTATTTGAAAATATAAATCTTCATACATCTGGAAAAATGGTTCGATAGTTACTACTTGTTCGACAGTTGTGCCATTAATAAAGAATTTAAACTCTCTATCAATTAGATTGTCTATTTTGTCCTTATTAGGGATAGTTTTTTGAAGATTAACTATTTGCTCCATGAAGTGATATTTTAAAAGATTCTAACTCTCTAACCACCACTGAACTACCAATCACAGTCTTTATTACCAGCTTATAATATCTTTCCAATCCCAACAATGTCATATCTAAATCTATGTATGGGTTAGTTGAGTTACAATTAACTCTAGTATATGGGTCTTCAAAAGGTATGATAATTTCCCCAGTATAATAATCCTGTAAACTCCATAATGCAGTTATAGGAAGATAGTACTTATCCAAGTATACTGATCCTGTTGTAAATGTTCTAGCAGGATACTTAGGTCTAACATGTAGATTTATCCTAACATTACTCAAAGGTCTGTAGGTGGGCTCTAAATTAGTTGAATTAACTACTATATTATTTGTGGTTAGAGCAAGCAAAGATCCTGTGATATATTCCTGACTATTCCAAAGTAGATGTAACTGAGGATTAAATACTGTGTTGCTTTCTTTTGAAAAGAAATCTAACTGATAATTTCTAGTACTATTCTCTAATTCTGAATCTAACTTTATAATTAATCCATTATTAAATATGCTACTTGATACAAAATTAGTAATGTCTAAATTTAAATCTAAGGAATCACCAATATTAAAAGATTGTGAGGTATAGAATGCACTCCCAGTTATCCAAGATCCTCCTCCTGCAACTGAGTATATCGATCCAGTTGCGGCTACAGGAAATTCATATTGCCCACTACCAGATACATTAGCCCATAAATTACTAATATCACCTGTAACAGATTTCCAACTAACCCCAGAAACGTCTTTAGGAACATCGTTTAGTTTACCTACTCCATTAACCCATTTTACATTATTAAAAGTCTTAATAGGAAAAGCATAAACAACTAATTCATCAGGTATGGCAGAAGCAACTGCCGCTTGTATTTTTAATACTGCCTTGTATCCTGTTATGTTATTTGTACTTAAAAAACTTTTAACACTAGTTATGTCAGGTTCTACCAATATTCTTTGTACAACTCTAGTCCCATCAGAAATGGTATTTGAACCTAAGGATAGAATTTCATCAACACCAGTATTGGCATCTGGGAATTGCGTAGTTATAAACGCATCTTTTTTAAGTACTGTTCTGTATACTCCCATTATATTGTTATTACCCGTCCTTTTATGTCTATTTGAGGAAACTTAACTTCGAAAATCATTGGGTCATAAGATGGATATAAAACCCCATCTTTTGTTGCACCTAGCATATCATACTCATACTGAGAATATGTGCCTCCTACTTTATTTTCAAATTTTATGTTCTGTACTGTTTGAACTCCTTCTACTTTATCCAATAAAGTGTAAATGCTAGAAGTGCTTACAGATTGACCTATATTCCAATTACTAGTATCAAAGTAGCTTAGTAGCTGTCTATTACATCTATCCAATACATCTCTAGAGCTATACCCAGGTCTTGTTACTATATCGTAAAGTACCCCTATGTTAACAACAAATGCATCTAGTATATTTAGGGAATCCGTAGCCATCATGTACTTAGACATATATATTTTAATATTATTTCTAACAGTAGTAGATGCCGTTACTAGATGCTTATTATTATTATAACATAGTATATACATATCCAAAGCTAGAGAATTTTCTCTTTGGACTCCTCTATGAATATTTTCCTGCGTTACAAAAGCCTTAGCTATATTTCCATATTTAGCAGGCATTGATAGTGCTCTAACAACATAATCTTGTTTTGTCACAGCTCTTAACTGCTCACTAAAGCTTTGCCTAATGTTTTGCTTTAACTCAACTACTGAATCTTTATCCCTACCTCCAATGGCAGGTTTAGGATTAATTACTGTTATGGTTGTCAATTTACTTGAATCATTTCCAGTAGTTGTTATTGTTGCGGATTTAATTTTTGTTATTGTGTTTGCATCAACATTTGATAATACGCCCCCACCAACTACATACTTAACAGTAATAGTTGTATTATTTGGAGCTAACCCATATGCCTTGTTTCCTAAAAAATTCAAAGGATTGTATAAGGTATCTATTCTACTTATCTTTGAATTAGTACCCTCCCCAACAAATCTATAATCCGGTATCAATCCACTATCAGAAGTGCCTGCAACTCCAGATCCAAATTGTATTTCTAATATTGTAGGGGATTTTACTCTTGACACAAATCTATAGGGGCTTGTGATAGTCTGTAATATATTAGGAGATAGTGATCTATCCTGCCCCGTATTTACTGTGTCTACATATATTTCGTCAAGACCTAAATAAGGCACCTCGTACCATTTATTTCCATTGGAATCGTTAATATCTAAGATATTGACAATGTTAACGTTATCTAACTCTAGCGTTAAAAACTTCTCCACGGTACCCACCGTAAATGTCTGTGTTAAAATTTCTCCAGAATAAACTGGTACTTTTTTAATTATCACAAAACTAATTGGTATTCCACCACCATCAACTTGTGATAATAGAACTTGGGTAGGGTCGAAAGAGCTAGATAATCTAAAATTTACAGCCCTAGTTGTTATAAATGACAATTCCTTATCAGTATTTGCAACAAATTGCGCATTTTCTGAAATGGCAGCGGCTTGATTCCAATTGGGAATATAAGTAGATCCACTTGCAACCGCAGCAACTGTTTGTCTTATTTCAACCTCAGTTTCTGATACAGAAGTTACTTTAGGTCTATACCCCGTTAAGTACGATAAATCATAAAGAGTAGATTCGTTCTTAGAATAGGGAAGGAATGTTTCTTGTAATTGAACATCTTGGTAGAAAGACATAACATCACCTACATACGATGCTAATTCTATCAACATCATTCCGGGAGAGGTCTCAGAAAAATCATTATAAGAGTCTGGAAAATAGTTTTTTGCAAACTCAACCAGCCCAGATTTGAAATCTAAGAAATCTTTGTTTAAGTATTTTATGTCTTTAGTGTGGTTCATAGAACTCTTAAATGTTTATTACAAGTTCATCTTGAAGTGGAGTATCTTGTATTCGGTACTTAAAATATATTTGTATCCTGTTTTCATCAGGTATTGGAGTTACAGTTAACTGAACTACATCTACTCTTTGAAAATATAACCCTATTCCTGTTTTAATACTTGACTCAATATCAAATATTGTATCTGAACTCATCTGGTCATATAATTTACTTCTTATATCTGTACCAAATTGTGGATTAAGAGGACGTTCTCCTATCCCAGTGAGTAAGAAGTTAATTAAATTATACTTAATCGAATCTTTAGTCTCATAGTTAACCGTAAATACACTCTTAGAACTAAAAGGTAGGTTAAAGCCAACCGCTCTTCTAGGTTGGAGGTCTATAGGACTTATTTTTCTAGATTCAATTGCCACCGTGTCGTTCTCTATCTTTTTGTTTACTCACATCTAAAATGCTCTTTGCTTTAGTAAGAAAAGGAAGAGATGATAAATCTAATCCAGGATGGGGTCCATCATTCATCATTCCTAATTCATGAGCCATTGCCCCGGCTCTATTTTGAATATTACCCGAGAAATTTTTAGCATCAGCAGATGTAAAACTTAATTTAGTCTCTTCTAACATCTGTTCAATTGGATTCATAGCTTGAAACTTAGCTCTTATATCTGTTTTAACTGTATCCGTAGATGTGCCAGTTGTAAGTAGTGAGTTAACAGTTGTACCTGTACCTGTGCCGTTTGGACTGAGAATTGTTGATGCTCTAAAATTTTCATTTGCTTGTACAGGTGCCGATGTACTTTTTGGAGTGCTTGCTATTGTAACAGCTTCAAGGATGATATCACGAACTTCCTCTTGAATAGCTTTTTGTACTTCCTCTCTAATAATTTTTCTAAAAGCGTTAAGTGATTCTGGTTTCATTATTATAAATATTAAATATGTAAATTTTTAACAAATTGATTATTCATTCTATGTTTTAGTCTTTACAACTACTTCATTTTTAAAATTCTAAGAATTTAACTTACTTACCTATATGGACTTCCACCTACCCATAGAACTAGACTTTTTCTAGTACCTGAAGTAACGGGAGTTACTCTATGTAACATATAGCTAGGAAATAGTAATGCTGATCCTTTTTGTCTTGCGCAAGTTTGAAGACCATTTCCAGTCCAAATTTCAAGATCCCCACCAATATAATCATCAGGGTCTGATAACTGAATTGTAATGCTTATTTTTCGATTGTTTATAGGATAGGGTCCTATATCCATATGCCAATCATAATGCCCCCCTCCTTCATAATATTCAGTATATTGGATAGAGTCTTTAATAGAATACAAATCAAAATTCCATACTTGATTTGCCTCTATAACCATATTCTCTATTTTACTGTAAAGCCAATCACTTTTTTCATCATGGTATAACCATTTAATTTGAGATTTTCTAGCTTTATGATCCTCATTAATGGTATCATCTACAACTTTAGCTTTTTCAAAAGGGTACAGTCCTTGTAAATTATTTATATAATCGTACTCTTCATTTAAAAATGCATTTTCAAACCAGTAATAATTAGTTTGGATAGTTTTGGAATTAGTGGGAAAAACTAAGAATTTATTCATATGTTATGATTTTAGAAAATCAATACTTAATATACGAAGTTATTTTGCTAATTCCAAGAAATTAGATATGATGAGTTAAAAAATTTTATTCCACTGATTCATTAATAGCAATAATAACATTAAATTCATCGTAAGTTATTTCTACTAAAGACTCTGAATTTATAACTTGGGAAGCAATATAGTTAATACAATTTCCATTTTGGTTAAAGCATTCATCTTCAAATGCCCACAATTCATCTTTATTATTTTTAAAGTATTTCATAATATAATTATTTTGTATCTATGGGTTATGCTAGAATCTAAGATTCCCCCTCAGGAAGCGGCCTTAATTCAAGCCATTTGTTTACAATGGGTGTACCAGTAACAGAATAACTGACTCCATTTGGTACAATAAAAGACACATTTTCAAAACCTCCACTTGTCCCCGTATTACCTGCAGTAACAGATACGCCCCCAAAAGATATGGTAGCAAGAGAACTTGTGTTTGTTATACTAATAATAACTTCCATTAAGCCCCCAGTGGTGTTTGTGTAGGTAACATTTTTAGATCTTACTGATGTAAAATCTTGCCAAGTTACATTTGTAAAACCACTTGGGCCTGGAGGACCTGCGGGACCTGTAGGGCCTGGGGCTCCTGTGGAACCTTGAGGACCCGTGGGGCCTAGTGGGCCTGTCGGGCCTGTGGAACCTTGAGCTCCTGTGGGGCCTGTTGGTCCTAGGGGACCTGTCGGGCCTGTTAAGCCTGTATCTCCTTGTATACCTTGAGATCCTTGAGGACCAGTAGGGCCTAGTGGGCCTAGAGGGCCCGTTGGACCAGTTAAGCCTGTTGGACCTGTGGGGCCTAGAGGGCCTGTTAAGCCTGTTGGACCGGTTGGGCCTAGTGGGCCAGTTGGGCCAGTAGCGCCTTGTATTCCTTGAGATCCTTGAGGACCAGTAGGGCCTAGAGGTCCCGTTGGACCAGTTAAGCCTGTTGGACCTGTGGGGCCTAGAGGGCCAGTTGGACCAGTTAAGCCTGTTGGACCAGTTAAACCTGTTGGGCCTGTTGGGCCAGTTGTACCTATATTACCTTGGGGGCCTGTTGGACCTAGTGGGCCAGTTGGACCAGTTAAGCCTGTTGGGCCTGTAGTACCTATAGAACCAGTGGGGCCTGTCGGGCCCGTTGGGCCAGTATTACCTTGAGGGCCGGTAGGGCCAGTAGGGCCAGTAGGACCTGTTTCGCCTATATCCCCTTGTATACCCGTTGCACTACTTGTATCTTGAGGCGTAGTTGCCCCTTGTAATGATAAACCACCTATTCTTACAATTCCACCTAAATTATTTGAAATTAAGATATCATCTTCAGGTGACTCAGAAACTATATTAGGAACACCTACATATTGAGTTTCTAATCTAAATATTACTTCCTCAATTAATATATTAGCATCAGGACTATAACTTGGCTCCCCCCTAAGAAGTATTACCTCATTTAAATTCTTTGCCTCTGCAACCCTACGAGAAACAGGAAAGCTAGGATCTACAAGTGTAATTATATCTATTGTAACTTGACTTCCATTACTTAAAGTATAAATCTGTTTTTCTCCCCCTAATAGTGAATCATTAGAAGCTCTTAACTGGGAATTTAAAGAATCTGTACCCGTTGTCTGCTGCCCTGATAACCCCTCGCCTGATAGACACTTATCTGCTTTAGATTTAGCAGTATTTATAGTGGACTGTACTTTAGATAAATCTATATTAGAGGATCGTATAATAGTAACGATAGCTCTTTTGTCATTATTTAATTTTTCTAAAAAATCAGATAAATCACCAAGTTTTTCACTATATCTATTTGTTAATCCTATAGGAACCCCTACACCTGCTACAGCAGTTGGTATTGGTAATACTCTAAGTAATCTAACCGCAATAGTTGTAGTTTCAATCGCTCTATCTAACTTTTCGATTAAAGAGTTATACTTCTGTACTTGCCTTTGGTATTTTGTTAAAATATTCTGTATAGAATCTAAATTCTTAACTATAACAAGCAATTCCGCTTGTGGCGGACATACATTATTAAGCTTATTTTCTACAATATCATTTAACGTAGTAATAGCATAGGCCCTTATCTGTCCCTCTAATGCTCCTATCTGTTGAGCTACTACTTTTGATAATGAAGATTTAAATTTCATTTATTCTGTAAATGATTTTTTAGACTTAAGAGTAGACTCACCTATTGGGTTTAATTTTTTTATAAGAGATTTCAAAACAACCGAGGACGCACCTGCTTTCGCACTCAATATAGGTAAAGTATCCCCTGAAGCTGTTGATGCTGTATTTAAACTATCAGCAATTCTTATAAGCTCCCCCAATATATCTATAAGGTACTGTTCAACTTGATTACCTAGCAATATAGGCTCAGGGCTAGAACTTAGTAAAGCTTTTTGCCCTAAATAAATTTTAGGGGCATCTAAGCATATTTCCTTAACCGCCTCTTGATTTAACGTATTTGCAGATAAACTTATCGATTCCTTAGCAGATATCAAGGTAGAATCATTCTTTGAATTCAATACCAATCTACCCGTGTTAACTAATATTTGCTCTCCCTTATAGGTATTGGATGTTTTAGGTTTTTCAGAACTTCTATGGCTATTTTGAAAAATTTTAATTGTTTCTAACTTACTCAAACCATCAGTGATAAAATCTATACCACTTTGTGCTTTGTGTAAATCAAGTTCAACCTGATTGGTATCTGGAGCTTCAAATGGTCTGCCAGTACTTAAATGTATTCTAGGCTTGCCAGAATCCTGCTCCTGAGTAAACCTCATCACCTGCCCATATCTACCTTGTACTATCGTGTCCCCTATAGATGTTTTTATAGGATTAACATTTATAATATTGTGTAGACTACTAAATTCAATATTTTTAGAAGTATCAAAAAATAAGCCATCCTTGGGAGTATTCCAGTAATTTATAATCCTAGTATAATATCTCTCCGGAGTAGTTGTAAGTGTGTCAATATTTGGAGATGGGATATCTAAAATAACCCTAACTACCTCCCCTACAATAGGGATTGTAAAAAAATCACTCCCTATAGGATATGCAACTTCAGTTCCCTTATCAACTTCATCTGAAGCAATATTAGTATTTTGCATAGGAGAATACCTAATACTATTTACTGCCTTAATTCCTGATCCCCCTGGATTTGTTTGAGGAGCCAATATAACTTCAGTAACCCTTCCATATTCTGCCGAAGGACTACCCCCACCCCCAGAAGTAGAAGGGGGGCTACTACCTAAGCTATAAGGAGTTAAATATTTCATTTGCTAGGAGCTGGTAATTGAGGGGTTTCAATAGCGGACTCTAGTAAAGACTGAAGATCTCCGTATATATCTTGATCGGAAACATTATTCTTACTCTCAGATCTTTGAATTATTTGAGCCAATTTAATCAAGTGCTCATCATTCTTAACCCCAACATCCAAGTAATCCTTTATTACCGGCATTATGCGAATAGCATCTGCTGTATTCTCTACCTTATCGGTCATGACTTTTATCAAATCATTAACCCTTGATTTTGTGGATTTAGAGTTAGTATAAATCTCCTTATACAAATCCTCCACCGACTTACCCTTAAAAATTTCTTTACTTTCAGACATACCCATTTTTAAATAAATAGAGTATTAATTAAAACGATACTACTTCATAGTCACCTTTAATATCTTCAGTAAATTTAATGTAATCCGCTTTTAGCACATTTATAACAGAAGTTATAATAGGGGTCTCACAATCAGTCATCTCTCTAACATATATGTAAAGAGCCTTTTTCTTAAAAACATTAATATTTTCTCTTTTATCAAACAATGTTAACACTGAATAGGCCACCTTCTTTTCAGCATCCCTTGTGAACATAGTATCTATTCTATCATAACAATCCTCAACCCAATCATTTATAACAGAGCTCAAAGATATTTTACTTAACTCGGTATACACCCTAGGAGTATCCTCAATCAAATCAATATTGTCAATAGAACTATTATTCATTAATTTTTTATAGTTCTGAGCATTGTAATTTATAAGCCACCTCTTTACAATAGTCCCAAAATAAGAATAAGCCTTTGCCCCTAAAACAGGATTAAATTTCATTATCTTCTCCTCCAAAAGCAAGGTGACAATATCATGCTTTAAATCCTCTAAATTATCAACATCAGTATAATAGAATTTAAATCTATGTATGATGTTCTCAGCCAACTTATAAAAAGGATAGTATATATGATCCGTAAATATACTAGCCCTATAAACAGGATCAGTCGAGCTGTTATACTCGACTATCCACTTTTCTGTATCTGATGTAAAATATCTATTCCCTACTTTCTGTTTCTTCATTTGAGATTAATCCAATATATTCCGTTATAACTTTATCCACCTCCAATAAAGTTCTAAAATAATTACCAAGATCATCATCACTTGAATAATGACCCCGAGTATCATGCTCCTTCAACTTTTCACTAGAATATCGAACTGCCTCACGTAATCCAGTAAGTATCTGGTCCTGCTCTATAATAATATTTTCATATTTATCCAACTTATTAATAAGTCTATATATAAAAACTACAAATGAAGCAATTATAACTACTAATATTAATATAAACAAAATTATTGTATAATCCATAACTATTTACTTTTATTTTTTAATTAATTTATTTTTTAATTGATTTATTTTTATATCTATCATACTCAAATTTTGCAGACATAAAGTCAGCAGTACTAAGAACATATACAATATTAGCCTTTAAATTAGAAGACTCATTGTAATTAATAAAATAAGACTTATTAGCCTCATCATACAAACCACTATGCAGCCTCACAGCAAAATACTCATTCTTAGTCAATGAAATCCCGAATTTTTGCAACAAAAATAAAGTCCTATCATGAGTAATCATATAATCCATCTCAGGATTACTAGTGTAAATCTCACCCAAGTTATCCCTACGCCAAGCATTATCCTGAGGTATATAATTAACATTATCCCCATCACTAACCTTGCCAAGATCATGAATCAAAGCAGAAAAAATTAACTCCTCCGCAGTGAAATCAACAGTACCCCCCATAGCCCTCCACATCTTAGCAACTTCAATAGAAGTGGTAACAACCCTATTCACATGCTCAACATATCCCCCCGGAAATGCATTGTGAAACGAATGCTTACTAGAAGCAGGTGCCATAACCATGACCTCCTCCAAACTAGAAAACATCTCCAAAACCTTAGACCTTCTAGGTTCACTAATGTACTTGTTTACAAACCCCAAATGCACATTCCAATTTTCTTGTAATTGCTCTGCTGTTAAATTCATAACTTATTATTTTTTATTTAAATTAATGGTAAAAATTAGGAGTACCAGCAGTAAAATACTGACCCATAGATCTAACAGAATCTATAGCCTCCTGTAAACTGACATTAAACATCTCCTTATCATTTAAAGACTCAGCATGATACCTCCTGCCTGCAAAACTTTTATGAACCTGCTGCTCAACCTTAAAACTAGTACCTGGAAGTAGAGGTATAGAAAAAGCCAACTTCCAGTGCCTAACAACCCCCGTAGAATTAATACTGTCTAACCTACTCTCAGGAGACTTAATAGTCATCCCTATTTTTACAAGATCCTGGTAATAATCATTAATCAATATGTAAACATACTCAACATTGTCATGTGAAATACTAGAAGGGTCTGGATTCATAACACCCCTGAAAAATATCCAACTAGAGGAATAATCAGCATTGCAAAGTAAATGCTCAATCAAATAAGGAGTAGGAAAATGATTGAAAATATTAGCCGAATTAATATGAGGTGCTTTAGACCTCAAAGTCAAATAATTATCCATCCAATTAACTTCATTCTCGTGAACATGAGAATTAATAGCAGCAGTACTTACAATAATAATCTTACCAGCAGATTCAAGCTCTAACGCCTTTTCTAATCCAATCTTCTGCGTATACATAACTCCCCCCTTATTTTTTTGTCAAGCAAATATATATTCTACTTTCCACTATTCCTAGTCATTCAAAATTTTTATCTTAGAAAAGAAATCATCCCTAATCCTTAAAAAATAAGAACAACGCTCGTAATCCTCAATACCCTCATAATACCCAAGCAAATCATCAAACATATCCCTGATCTTATCAAACTCATCCCCATACAAACTAATATCCCCCTGACTAGCAATATTCAAAAGATCAACAGTATCAAATATCCTAGAAATAAACCTGTAAACCCTACCCCTAATAACTTCAAAAGACCCCTCATGAATCTCCTCAAACCTCAATGACAAATATAACCCGTAATCATACAGCTGCACAGCAGAAAATAACTTGTCAAACTCATTCTTACTATGTACATCCAACGCATACAATATCCCGTCCTCAGGAGACATACCCCTATTAAACCCAAATATATTATCAAACGTATTCTTATCAATACTCATAGCCTACCTAACTAATAACCAAGAAGAACTCTGTACCTTATCCCCAAAACCATCCAAAATCTCAATACCCAACTCCCCACATACACCAACCTCAGGAATCTCACCATTACCCCTATCACCCCCATTAATAAACTTAAACTCCAAATCATACCACGAATAATAAGAACTTACATCCTTATGTGCCATCCTGATACTAGAACATACACTCCTGTCCTTATCAATAGACAAAAAACATCCAGTAACTCCCTTAATACTACTCACAATCCTCAATCGCTCACCCTCACTCATAAACTCCTTACTCCCCTTCAACTCCCGCTGAAAATCACTATTCACAATAACATACAATACATCCACAACCTCCCTACTCCTCTCAATTAAATCTATATGCCCAACATGAATAGGATTAAAATACCCAGATATAATCCCAACCCTTAATAACAATCCACTCTCCATAAACTAAAATACATTTAAACCAATATACTAAAATATATCCCCCATACAAAAAATATTCCCAAAAAATTTTTTAGATATACCAATATAAATAACCAAAATCCTACATAGGAAATT